GACAGACTTAACAGAAGAGGTGTGATAATTCAATTGGATGAGAAGGATCAGATTGGTGGTGTGAGGGAAATAGGCATACTAGAAGCTGAAGCAAGATTAGTAGTGCATTGGTTAGAAACTTTAAGCAGAACAATAGGGAAAGAAGTGCCTCAAGAGATGTTGACAAAAAATGTGAAAGTGACTGTAACAGAAGATCATTATATAAGAACAAGTCTGATGGCAAAAGAGAAAGACAAAGTCTTTGTCTCAAATGACAGTGATGATGCAAGCAGGTGGGCTCAAAGCTTTGTAATGCCTATGTTTGGGTGCATGATGTTTGTATTATTACCAGAAGATCTGTTCAGAATTGTGGTTAAGATATTGAATTTATGGTCAAAAAAGAAGATTATGTTGCCATCAAAATTGATATCCCTGTTCATCAAACACAAAGATGTGAGAATGCCTGCAACTGACATGAGATTCATTAATATAATGAAAGACCAATTTTTTGGTTTTGACACAACAGGAACTTTTTGTGAAAAAGGGGTCCCTTACCTTAAAAATGTGTCAAACATGGTTCAAGGTATAATGCATTTCACAAGTTCTTTATATGCTTCCACAATGACATCTTTCAATGTGGCTTGTAGCACTTATCTGCATGACTCAATTTTTGATAAAAAGAATGGCATTATGCCCTGTGATTCAATCCTGATTCAACTACATTTAAACTCTTCAGATGATGGTGGAGCACATGTGACACAAATTATAAAGAATTATAAACAGAACATCGATTTACTCAGGGCAGTAAAAGTGTTCCATGCAGTCAGAGCAGGTCAAAAGGCAATAACATATAAGAAATTTGGTGTCATATATTCAGAGAAAAAATCAGTCCTTTGTACTTTTGGGCCACTAAGTGAATTCAATTCAATATTTAGAGTAGGGAATGGTCTTATTGTTCCTTTAATCAAGTACACTTTCCAAACAGTGACAGTAAAGTCTGCATCACAAATGTCTCAGAGACAAGAAATTTATTCTAATCTCACTAAGCAGGTTCTGGAATCAGGAGGTTCAACCCTATTAGCATCCATATGCCAAAAATGTCAAATGGGGATTCACTATTCAGGCTTAGGAATGAATGTGTCTGAAGCTTTCCCAATATATAAGAAATTGTTATTGGAAAAACCAAGTGTGCCCACAGGGTTCTTCATTTTGGAGCCAGAGCAAGTTTGTGGACTTTTTGGTCTGAACTTTGCTGAATGGCTTTTTATAAATAAAAATGAAAAAGGCAACAAGACATTGAGGTGGATGTATTCAAACAGGTTATTTGAATTAAATGAGACCGGAAAGCCAACAGTTAGAATAGAGCTAAAATTTGGTAATGCATTTCTTAAGAAACAGACAATAGTGAAGCTGAACATAGGAGACATGACAATAACTGAGATAGAAAAAGACATAAAAAGCCTTTATGAAGTATATCCAACAAAGAAAGTCACACTTTTCAAAATATTCTCAAAAGCCCTCAAAG